TTTAAAAAGTCAATTTTTGTTTGTTTTTAAATTCTTTGCAAATATACTAACTCTTTTATTACTAGTCAAGTTTTTTTACAACTTTTTTTAATTTATTTTATAATGCTTTGCTTCTCAACTCTTTAAGATAAGCTTCCATTTCATCTTTTTCAGTGTATTTGAATGTTTTTAGCAATCTAACACTTTTAGTTGATATTGATTTACCACCAGCAGAACCTTTCCAGATGTATATTCTATCAGAATCCAATTGATGTACTGGCACTGCTTGATAGTAATATTTAGGGTCCAAATAAGCTATTGGTATCATGATTTCAATCACAGCATAGTCTGGAACTTCAAATTCTTCATTATCTTCCATCATGTTATGTAAATCATCATGGTGTTTGTGTTTAAACTTAACACCTAAGTCTGTCATCATAGAAGGAACATACTTTGCATCTGGATGTTGTTGTTTTACATACTGCATCATTTTAGAACCTATTCCTAGTCTACGATATTTAGGTAATACTATAATATCCCTAACAGTTAATTCACCATCGTATATTGTATATTGGACCATACCTAAGATATCATCATTCAAATACACACCCAACTCATAATCATCTTGACCATGGTGATAACCCATGTGTTCTATTCTATAATCTAACTTTCCGTTTAAACCTTCTCTTAATAATTGTTTTATTAGCGTTTTCATACTAATAAATATCTAAGAAGAATCAAAAATTAGTTTATATAAATTATGTAGTTTTATAAACTTTTTCTATATTAAATTTGATGATATAGTTTTCATCATCTAAATAATTAGTTTTAAATTTTTCCAAATCTTTGTCTTCTATGAAATCTCTCATATTTTTAGCAAAACTGGTGTTGGATTCTTCGATATCCCGATAATTACCAAAAACACTATATAAATTCGCTTCCATGTATTCTGATATTATCATACCAGTATAAACACCTTTCAATTTGTATTTCAAGAAGAAAACGTCAGCGTTACACCATATTGCAACAGATTCTTTTTCTCTCAATAGAGCAACAAAATCACTGGTGATTATGGCGTTGTAGTCTCCATCAAATAATCCTTTNTCACAACCATGACCCATCATGATTATTCTATCATGTTCTTTNATGGCTTGTTTAAGGAGTCTTTTTCCTGGNGATTTNGTTATCANGGTATAACCTTTGCCTTCGTATATTGGCTTAAGGAAATCCGTTGAATAATCTTGTGGATGTATGACTAATGTTTTCATGACTTTTATTTTTAATTGGGTACAAAGATAAATCAAAAAATGACACTACCAAATGATAATGTCATTTATTTAGTACCGCTGGTGAGATTCGAACTCACACTGGATGGCTTCTTAGACCATTGCCTCTTCCAATTGGGCTACAGCGGCAGATACAAGATAGTTATTTTTTTGTGGATTTGAACCACTTCGTTCTGGTGATTAAACCAGAATTTTTATCCAGTTTTTTGATTGCTGAAACTATCTTTTAGTACGGATAGTCGGACTCGAACCGACACTCATATTTCAGAACACGGTTCTAAACCGTGCGGGTCTACCATTCCCCCATATCCGCATATATTATTTTTTCCTATTTTGGATTTGTTTAATAATCTTGGCAGTAGCATTGTTTTCTCTCACATTGAAATGACACCCAAAGATTCTAATGTTGAACCCTTTGATAGAAGTGTATTTTTTGAAATACCATATCCACCACCCTATCTTGTTTAAAGGATAATATTTCAAGCTGATGTATTTGAATGTTACTCTCATTGTTATTAATTTTTAATTATTTTGTAGCCTCGAAGGGAGTTGAACCCTCACGCCCCTTACGGGACCCTAGATTTTAAGTCTAGTGCGGCTGCCAGTTACGCCACGAGGCCATGATTGTACGAGATACTGGATTCGAACCAGTGACATCTTGCATGTAAAACAAGCGCTCTAACCAACTGAGCTAATCTCGTGTTTTGGTAGGTTTTAACCTACCTTTATGAAGTCTTCATTGTCGATGGCTCTTTCAATCCATCTTATTAATTCTGAACCTTTGATTTCAGCATCAAATGTTGTGGTACCTAAATCTTCGGCTAACACCAGTGTTGGAATCTTTTCAACTTCACGAGTATCCATCACATATTTTTTTTCAACAGTTTTTATTGGGAACTGATACAACCCATCTTGTAGCTCAACTTTGTAATATAAGTTTCCGCTGACATAGTGACTAAATTTAGCCAGATTCTTTGACTTATATAAGTCTTTTTTAATTTCATTCTTTTCCATTGTTAATTCTTTTATCATCAGAAGCACTGACTGGATTCGAACCAGTGTGTGAACTTTTGCAGAGAACAGCCTAATCCACTCGGCCACAGCGCCATTATTATTTTAAAAACAAAAAACCCATCGGTTAGGATGGGTTCAATTTAATGAGATATAAATATTACTCACTAACATGCAAAACCCATCTGGTCTACTAAAAGTAGACATAAGACTAAAAGGACTGATATGTTAGTTAAAATGTTCATTGTTTTTTCTTTTATTATTAAATATATGCAAAGATACTAAAAGTTATAATACAAGTCAAGTTTTTTTCAATTTTTTTTTTATTTTATTTTTATTTTGCTTGACTAAACCAATAAAATTAATTATATTTATTATTATGGGTTACGTTTATTTATTACTACAAATTGATACTGATGGGAATGAATCCTATAAGATTGGTGTGACCAAAAGAGACATAAACATCAGGATTTCAGAATTACAAACTTTTCACAAAACTTAGATATTTATTAATAAACAAAATTATGATAAATTATATTTACATATTAATAGACCCAGTTACCGATGCTGTTAGATATGTTGGGAAAAGTGTAAACCCTGACCAAAGGTATAGAAAACATATTAGTGAGGCTAAAAAGCTTAAAGCAAATAACCATAAAATAAATTGGGTAAAATCTTTGTTATCTCAAAACTTAAAACCTAAAATGGTTGTGATAGACTCTACCGATAGTGATTGGATTTGGTTGGAAGAATATTGGATATCTCAATTTATTACTTGGGGTTTTAAATTAGTTAATGGTACTAATGGTGGTGAAAACCCACCGTCATATAAAAATAAAACCCATAGTGATGAATATAAAGAAATTAGACGAAATTTAATGATTATTAATAACCCAGCAAAAAATATGAATAAAGAGTGGAAAAATAATATCAGTAAAGCACTTAAAAAAAATGGTTATACACCAAGTAATGGTGTTGCTGGTAGAACTAGAAGTGTTATACAATGTGATTTGTTTGGTAATAAAATTAAAACTTGGGATTCAGTTAATGAAGCCGCTGCTGGTGTTGGGTTAAAAAATATTAGCGGAATAATACAAGTTTGTAAAAACAAGCGTAATCACGCTGGTGGGTTTAAATGGTTATATTTAGAGTGATGGGGTATGTATATTTAATGATTTCTACAGATGAAACAAATACAACTACTTTTAAAATAGGTGCTAGTAATAACCCAGAAAAAAGAGTTAAATCATTACAAACTGGGAACCCTAACAAGATTCTTCTTCATAGAAAATATGAATCTAAAAACTACTTAAAGGTTGAAAGATGGCTTCATAGACAATATCAAACTAAAACGGAAGCTAAAAATGAATGGAGAACATTAACCGATGAACAAGTATTGTCTTTTTCAGACAATTGTAAAATCGCTGATGATAATATTCAATTTTTATTGGACCATAACACACTCTACGAATAATTCATTATACATTTCTAAAAACATTTCTTTAGCTTCTTGTTGTGTATAACAAATAAAATCATCGTTCTCGTTTACAACCAAATTTTCCCATTCAAGGTGTAACATATCCTCATCAATTATTTTAATTTCTTTATTCAACGGAAACTCAAAATCAAACTTTTCAGCTATCTTAGCCATAAGAACGTTTTCATATTTTTTATAATCGTGTAACCAAGCTTTTATTGGTGATGGGATATCTAACATATAAGCTTCTGAACCATCGTGCATCAAGGCAGCCCTTTTATCTTCCAAAGTCTTAGCTTTCATCGCACACATAACACTATGTTGAGCAACAGAATAAAATTTGTTTAAATGTCCACCAAACCTTGGCAAAAACGATAATGCATGGGCAATATCGTTAATATCAATCATTTCCAAGGTTGGTTCAAAGACATTCATGTATAGACCAGAATTAGTTCTGATACAATCTTTTGGTGAATCGAATATATTTGCGTTTATCATACGGTTATTCTTTTTTCTAAAGTTGTTAAACCAGAAATGGGTAAACCGTAAAATTCTTCTCTTATTAAAACTAAAAGACTATTCACCAACTTTGGGTCTACTTTATTAGGTAGATTAGATTTCTCGAAAATTGAATCCATGTTTTCAATCGCTTTATCAGCTTCTTCGATTAATGTGTTTAAATCAAGTTCACCTCTACGAATTGATAACAAATATTCTCTATCAGGTCTTCTAACGATAATACCCTTACCCTCACCAATTTCAATTGCAGTTCGGATAAGACGCATACAATGCATCATATTCTTCCCATCAATCCTTTGACCGTGTTCTTTGGTTTCAACATAACGAGCTTCGTTGCGATTTTCTAACCATTCTTGGTATTCTTTATAATCTTTACAATGCTCAGTATAACCATCTTTATTGTAAGTAATCGTAGCAAAAGATTTTTGACCTTTTGGAATCGATGACAAGCGAAGTTGGTTTGAAATACCATAGTTGATTTCGCCATTGGTTTCTTCAAAATCGGTTTTAACTAGACCTTTATAACCTAACCCCATTGGTTTATTTGCCAACCTGAGAATTGTCTTGTGACTTTCTCTTTGTTTTTCAGGGTATTTTTCAGAATGAACCATCTCAGCAATATTGTCGTAAAACAAAGCATACACATCCCTAGCATTAGGAACATTAACAGCACCAATGAATTTTTCATCATATTTACCCTTATTCCATTTTCTCCAAGGAATAGATTTTTCACCTTCTAAAACATAACAGAAATCTAATAAGTCTTTTCTAGTTACTTTATCTTTTTCCCAGTTTTGTTTTTTATTAAGACCCTTGGCTTTTTTGATTTGTTGCCTAGCGTACCCACCGAAAGAATCCTTACAAACTTTCGTGATAAATTCATCTTTATGTGCTAAGATTATATCAAATAACGGATGTTTACTAATAATACAATCCTCTGGGCTATTTAAAAGTTCTAGTACTGTTGGGTTATTCGAACCCATCAATTCTAAGAAACGTCTAATTTCCCAACCAGTATAATCTTTATCAACATTAATTTGCTCTACGTATCCAGTACCCAAGATATAATCCATCGGTAATATATATACAAATTTTTTGTCAATATCAGATGTTGGTGTTTGCGTACCATACGCTTGTGAACCAACAATAGTTTCAAATAGAATTAACCCATTTTCAACTAAAAATTCATGTGTAATTTGTTTACTCATTTTTTTATTTTTTTATTTTTTTTACAACCTATCATACATTTAAAAACAATTGGTGCGAATCTACCTAATGGTAAATCTAAAAATTCACTTGTGTTCCAAATACATGAACATATAAACTGTAATGTATTTTTCATCACTCACTACTTATCGTTAACTCAATTAAATCAACCCAATTTTCATCAAAATCCTCACCATTCCAATCATTACATTCTACTTGGTCACGCATCCAATTTCTTATTGACATACCTTCTCTAAAATGTATTGGGTGACTTGGAATACCCTTTCTCTCCACGTTAAGTTTTAATACTGGTGAAACATTACCAGTCAAACCTTTCAAATGTTTGAAAAAACTAATACCTTCTGGACCTAACCATGATTTAGCTTTTTCTATTAAACTCACATCTATAACTTGTTTCATTTTTTTTCAATTAATTTAAATTCTAAAAAGGTATCAGGTAAATAACAAACATGTGTCATATCATTGATATATAATGTGCTTACTCTAGCTTCTATGTGTATATCAGGACATAACTTACTCCAATAACTAGGTATGTATTCCACGTCACTAATGATAGCCTTTTCACCTTTCTTATTTATTAAATTACCACTTTCTGAAACTAAATCGTTGGCAAATGTAACCTCTTTCCCAATTAACTCTGAAAAATCATTACCTTCAACACTTGTTTTTAATAACCTAACCATATTAAAATTTAACCATTCTTTTTTCAAACCAATTTTCTAATGTAAAAACATTGGTTTGTATTTGTTCTTCCAATTCATCTAAATGATAAAAAGTGAAATCAAATAATGTTAATAATGTATCACCCTTTTGTTTAGCTTCTTTTATTTTATCCAAAACATAGCATTGAAAACCTAAAAGACTTTCAAATTCAATCGCAAATGTTTCAGTTCCATCAGCTTCCCAAGGTATACACCAAGAATATTCAAAAATTAATTTCATTTTCTTTTTGTAAATTTAAATGTTGCTGGATAATCATCTCTATAACTTGGTTTATCATAAACAACAACCCAACCATTATCTCGATAGATTTTTTCAAAATCCAAATACTTTTTATCAAAAATAACATCCCTTGTTAAATTCGGGTCCGATTTAAGAATAGCATTAACGATATCATCTTGTTTTATTGAAACTTCGCCACCCCTGTAAGAATTTTTAAGCAATTCATTAATAACTTTAATCACAACTGGTGGGATAATTTTTTCTAAATTATCCATTATATCATCTGGTGATATAGGTTTAATAAGGTTTTCCATTTTAAAAATAATTAATTTCAATTCAATTGCAAATATACTGTGTTATTTACAAATAACCAAATATTTATTATAAAAACTTATGTGGAAAGAAATTAAAAAATGGTTCGGTGATACATTAAAAGATGAAAGAGGTAATTATTCATCTAAACGTTTTATTGGTATAATATCTGGTTTAACTTTATGTGTAACACTAATTTTAAACAGTTTTTACAATGAAGACATAAAACCTTCAGATACGCTAGTGTATGCTGTTGCCATGCTATCATTTGGTTGTTTAGGTCTAGCTTCAATCGATAAAATCTGGGGTAGAGTGCAAATGCCATATACACCTAAAGAAACTGATATAACGTCAGAGTCTAGTATTGTATCAGACAATAATGAACCAATGATAACCCCAGAATAATTAAAAGGCTACTGTATGTAGCCTTTTTTTATTGATTCATGTAAGTATTCTGAGTGTTCTTCCATGAGACCTGGTCGGGAGTAACCCAAACTCATATGCATTCCAAAATATGGTTTACCAAGACCCAACTCACTTCGTATGGATTGTAATAATTCTCTTTCCTCGTGTGGTACGTTCAACCACCAATGTTTTCCATTGGTTCGTGGATTCAAATCCAATATTATCTCGACTTTATTTCCGTGCCATTTATTTTTAATCGTTTCCCACGCATTTAGAGCTTCTTCTACAGACTTTTCACCGTTTTGGGTTAAATCCTTCATGCTATCATTAATAAAAGAAATATGGTTTCCCCTAAGAGGTTTATTCAACACTAAATTGTATCTTTTTTTGATGAACCACGCATAATATTCACAAACATCACCATCTATAAGAACCATGGCTATTTTCTTCCATGATGCTTGATTCAAGTGTTTTTTTGTTTTGTCCTCGACGTCAAAACGAATAATACCTGTAAGGGTTATTCTGTTGTTCATTTTTAAGCAAGTCTAAGTGGTTTTAAAAATTCCCTAAGAAAAACATTTTTTGAACCACCTATTTTGGTCACCCAATGTTCATAGTTAACTTTATTTCTATTTTCTAACTCTAATAGTTTCTTTTCTGAAGGTTTATTTTTAGACCAAGGTAAAACCTCTGGTATAAAATCTTCATATAATTCACGGTTCCATACTCTTTCATCAACCAAAAACACAACAGCTGTTAATTGGTCCCCTAGGTCTGGTTCATAAAACTCTGCTGTTAACACACCTTTATCTTTAAGAGTCTTAGCGTGTTTGTTAAGGGTACCAAACCTATCAATAGTGTTGTTGGTTGTACCACCGTTAAGAATAATAAACGTTTTGTCTTCTTTAGCCCATTTGTTGTAAATATCAACTTGTGGTTTTAAATCACGTGTATTTTGTTGATATTCAACAACAGCATGACCAAATTGGATACCTGCATGAATAGTACCACTTAATTGATATGCGACTAAACCATACATGCGATATTCTAATTTTAATAAATCGTTTTCCATTTTTTATTTTTATTGTTTTTCAATCCAAGCCGCAGCTGTTTTTGTACCAGATTCAATTTCAGTTAAACCTTTATCTATTTGTACGTAACAATCATGTTGAGTAATTAATTCCTCAAATTTTTTTTGAGATACACCTAAAACTACTATATCAGAATCTACAGGTGTTATACCTAAATTTTTGACAGCATGGGCTACTTGTGCGGCAACCTTACCCTCACTCATTTTTAAATTCTTTATATAAATCGCTTTAATTCTCATTAATTTTCCATTTGTATTAAATGAGAAATAGTGCATTGTTGCGGACTATCCCTAATAATAATTTTTTGTTTTTATTTAAATTAAAGTACAAATGTACATTTTTTTATTTATAAATCAAAAATTTTTAAAATTTATTCTTTATATTTCCATTTAAAACCATAAGCGGTTTTTAAACGACCTTTACATGCTTTAATTATAGTTGTTTGGGATTGTTCGGTTTTATTTAACATCTTAACAGCATCAGCTATTGAAGGAAATTCATTTAAAATATTATCATTTAAATCTAATTGATAAACTGGTTTAGAATTACTTGGTTTAACACTAACTACAGAAATTTCATTTGGTTTTCCTTTAACTATCCAATCTTCCCATTTCATAAATTGATACTGTCCACAGAAGTTAGATTTACCCAAAACACAATTACTAACACCAGTTTTGTTTAAATTTAACGATTTAGTTGCATCTAATAGGTTATCATAAATTTTATAAAAACTACCATCTAAAGTGAAACAAACTAATTTATGTTTGTCATATTTATGTTTAAAAGCATCTTTTATCCACCCATTATCCCGTAATATTTGACAGAGTTTATAATTTTCTTTTTCAAATTCAGAAACAGTTTGGTATTTCGAAGCTATTTCAAAACAAGTCGTTTTGTCGTAATTAACATCACGTTTATTACCACCTAAACCACCAGTTTTTATTTTATTTAAACTCGCCCACCCATTTTTTTCATATTTAGTTAATATTTCACCCTCTAATAATGAAGCGGTTTCAAAATCAATATAATCTGTTAATTGTTTAATTTTAGGGATTGGAATGTTTTTACTTAAACTAAATTTTAAGACCGACCCATTAATAAAACCCCTATGCTGTTTATCTCTATGTTTAATATTAAAGGTTAAACCAACATATACTGTTTTTATTTCTACAAATTCATAAACATATATACATCTTTTATATAGATTACCCAATTTAACCATATGTGAACACATTTCATCTAACCAACCATGTCTATAAGCTATTCCATATTCATTATTAAATTTTTTTTGAAACTCTCCTCTAGATTCACATAAAAAAGCTTTCTCATAACATCTATCAAAATATTTTAAAGCACGTTTACTTTTTAAACAATCATGACAACCACCGAATTTACTTTTAGATAAATGAATTTGAGGGTTGACAACAAAATCACCATGAATTGGACAAGTAACAATACCCTTTGTTAAATTATTAACATAAATGAATTTTTCATAAGAATAACTATTATTAAATTTAATATTACTCTTTTCTACGAATTTTTTTAATTTTTCTCCCATATTAATAAATAGCAAGGTAAACGAAAAAAACCATAAAAAATAATATTTTACTTATTTTTTTTTTATCTACGCAATTTGAACTAAGTGTGATATAGTTGTTTGTGCTTCATTATATACAATAAATTCATTATTCTTTAAATCAACACCACCATGAGCAAAAACACTGTCATAACCTTCTTTTTGTAAGTCTTCATAGTTTAAATTATAACAAGATGAATCATGTTTATAAATGTGTTTTTGATTTCCTATGTGAACATCATGTAAAATCAGAAACCCAACGTTTGAATCACCTTTACTCCAATATGAACCATTTAATGATGTATAACCAATTGATTTTTGGGATTTATCAGCATGATATGTACCCCAACCAAACATTTTACCATTTGTTCTAACCCCATTTGGTCTTAACAACAATCCACTCTGAATTAAATTGAAAATGTTTTCGTTTCTTGAACCATGCCAGTAAAGTCTTTTCTTTTTAACTTTGGCACTTTTAAAGTGAGCGTTAAATTTGGCTTGTGTAGCCAAGTTAACCACTTTGAAAATCTTTTTAGCTTTTTTTGCATTATCACCCAACAATTTGGTAATTAGACTAAGCGTTTCAGCGTCTTTCTCAACCTCAATTTTAAGACCCATTTGAGTAAGAATGTCAATGTCTGACATTTCTTCTCCAGTGGTTTCCACAGATTGTTTTTGTTGTTTGATAAGTTTAACCTGACCAGCCATGGTGTCTAACGCACTTTGTTCTTCACCCAAGAGTCTTTGAGCTTTTTCCAATTGGTCATCGTTATCAAGTCCTTGAACCAAGTGGTTTTTCACGTTGTCCATTCTTCGTGGGATGATTGTAAATAAACGTAACAACTCATTGTTTACTTCTTTGACATCAGCACCAACCTTAAGCATTGCAGTAACTTTGGTAAGCACCTCTTGTGCAGCATCAACTTGTTGTTCAGATACAGCGTCTTGTGTAACCTTATAGTTCTTTTGGATAGACTTATTGGCATACGCCATAAGGTCTTGAACCAATTTCTTAACCATAGCGTCTTTAATAGCCTCAACCGCATTGTTTTTTGGGTCACCGTTGGTTTTATCAACCACTGGTTCTGCTAACAATTCAGTTACGTCAGTGTAACCTTTCTTGTTAGAGGTCTTCTCTCGTAGAATCTTGTCCCACTCATGTTTGCTTTTAAAAACAACCGCCATGCTTTTACCAACACGACCGTATTCACATTTTATGCGACCATCAGCAAGCTCTTCCATGATATAGACTTTGTTGCTGTTATCTGTTTTGCCGTTATCCACTGATACGTGGATTAATTTGGCGTATCTTAAACCGTTTTCTTTAGTTATCATACTTCCACAAATATTTTTACAAAGATATTAAATCTTTTTTATACTTCCAAATTTATTTCCATTTTTTTGTTACGTCTTCCAAAATATTTTGGTTTTCCATAACAAATTTTAAAAATAATGGTTGCAGCTCTGGTTGTAATGGGTTACCATTGATGTAAACGGCATTCATAACCACCTCGAGTTCTTGACCCGCTTGAAGTGGCATATTTCTAGCCACTTCAACATTCTTGGTCAATCTGTATACTTTATTGGTAATCATTATACACCAAGAGATTTTCTGATTTCTTCAAGTTCCATTTGTGCTCTAAGCTCTGGACTGATTAATTTGTTAAGACGTTCCTCAAGCATTTCCAACTCTTTTTTCTTGGTTGTAATCTCGATTTTGTCGATTCTGGTTTTGATGTCCTCAGCCCAATCATCAAAGGTAAAATTAAACCATTTGAATTCTAGGTTTGTACCAATGATTTTTTGTGCTTCGTTAAACGCGTTGCGTTTCTCACACAAGAAGCCTAAGATGTAAACCAATTCTTCTACAACCCCACATACTTGTAGGTTGATACTAGCTGATGAATCTTTGCTGTATCTGAAAGCACAGTTAGTGTTCCAGTTAGGTCTTTCAGCCTTAGCGATGGCTGCTTTTTTCTCGTTAACAATCTTTGTTAACTCTTGTACTAATTTGTCGTTGTTTGCACTCATAATTAAAATACTAATACTCTTTTCTTGTTATTTTTATTTACTGTTACTAATTTTAAGTTCATATCCTTAAGTGATTGGTATGAAATCTTCTCGATTAATTTTGGTTTGATAGTTTTCAATTTGATATTACCATCTTTAAGTGTAACAACTTTTTTAGCTGTTAACTTGTAAGACTTAACAACAGTTTTTCTGCTGTTATAATAACTGTAATTTCCATATTCAACATCATCAGTTTCTAAATTATAAACCTCATATTGGTCATTACCCAAAGGAAGAAGACAGGTACCAAAATTTTCATATCTTCTACTATAAGAATCTAATTCTGTTGGAATATGCACATCAATTTCATCTGTTTCATTGAATACAAAACTATATTTTGAATTGTTAAATTCATCTAACAACTCAGCGTAGTTAGAAACTGGTGTATCATTAGTTTTTGTAGCAAATTTAGCTAACCCAGTGAAACTTTCAATTCTTTCACCGTATTTAGATTTTTCAACTTTATAAAAAACATGTCTTTTATCCCAACTAGTTTTATCATGTCTATCAGAACTATATCTGTAATGGTCTTCAAACCAGTTAAATTTACCTAAATAAATGTAATCTTTCATTTGTTTGGTTCTGTAAGTACAACCCTCAACCAAATCTTTAACTCCGATTTTTTGTGATTGCATTTCAGTAAACTTCTGTGATTCTTGGTAATCAAGGCTGGTTGTTGGTAACAATACCAAATCCTTACCATCCCAAGCGTACACAAAACTACCCTCAAGTCCTTTTCCTTTCATAGCATTACATTCTTGAAGAATGAATAACAAGTTAGGTACACTGATTTCAAACTCGAAACCTCTTGGGTCATATACACGACAGTAAGTCGCTCTGTGGTCCCAACCGTTAGAATAACCACCAACTTTTTTGTTTAACACAAAACCTTCTGTTGGTACGTTATCAAATTCAATTGGTTTAAGTGATTCGTCAGAAGAAACTCTACCAAGACTAGGTTCAAATTTTTCGTAATCGCCAAGATAGTGTTTAACGTACTCATCTTCAGTCATATCAGCATATTGTTTGTAATACTGATTTTTGCTTAGCTCATCGTTAACCAATTTTACATAATTAGCGTGAATTTTTTTATGTCTAGCAACATTATCATTGTATTGTTCTCTACGTTTTTGCTGATACGTATCATCATCCATGTGATGATATCTCCAACCTTCCCATGAAGGTTCTTTACGCCATTTCTTACCGTCAAAGCCGATAACATAACCCAATTTTCCACTATAAGTATCGGTTCTTGGGTTAAAACCAACCTTAACTTTTTCTGCAATAAATAATTTTGAATTCATCCGTTTTTTTTATTATTAATATACGTTATTTTCTAAAAAAATAAAGAGTTTTCACTAAAAAATTTTAATTATTTTTGATTACTAACTCTTTCTTTATCAAATATTTAAGAGTTAAACTAACCCTACTTTTTCGTTTAATCTTTGGAAGAAAAACTTTTTAGAGATTTCAGAAATATATTTGGAAATATCTTTTAATTCTAACCCTTCATCACTAATAGTTTGAAGTTCTTCTTTTACGATGTCACCCATAACTGATTTTATATATTTACCAGTATCTTTAACATCATAAGTACCACCATTTAACGTGTCAAAGGTTTCATTAAGCATTTGTTCAAGTCTCCAAGCTGGTGTTACTTTTTCAGCTAAGTCTATACATTTTTGTACTCTCACATCATCAACTTGTTTAAGTGTTTTAACTTTTGAAACACCAGCGTGGAGTTCGCCTTTAGATTTGAAAAAGATTCTAACACCATTTTCATCTAAATTTGAAAAAACAATCCCTTCACCAATAGTATTTGGAAAACCAAAGTGTTTAGCCACTGGACATTCGTCTTCAACACTTAAAGTCATCTCAATTATTTTGTTTTGACTAAGTTCAGGTCTATTAAAATCAATTTCGATTTCATATGTTTGAAAATCTAACATATTGTAAATTCTTTTTTCAGTGTCACTGAAACCTGAATAATCTACCCAATAAGCTGGGTTGTTTTTTAATTCTTCCTCATCTTCTACAATAGGTGAAATCTTAACACCATAGATAAAAGCTGATTTTTCAATATTGGTAATACCAACACCTTTTTGAATATTAGACCCAGCCCACTCTGAATAAACACCAATTGTGTTATTATCCAAATCGATACTATATTTATCAGCTATTTCGTTGATGATTCTCACCCAAGATTCTTTTGTTGATTCCGCAAAGAAAGCGAAACTAGCGTTGTCTGATTGAGGGGTTATGATATTACCTCTACTCTGACACCACATACCTGATTTGTTGTTAAACAAAACACCAGCTGAAGTACCGTGTAGTTTAACGGTACCAATAAATTTAATAGTTGGTTTTGGTTTAGATGGGTCGTAAATAGCCTCACCATTTTCATCTAAACCACAGAAATTATTTTTTCTATTTACATCGCTAACAACCTCTCTAAATTGAGGGGTTGATGGGTATTTTATCATTTTTTTCATGTTATATTATTTATTTTTATGTTATTGTAAACCTAAAGCGCTATTTTGAATTTCAATACATTCTTCTAAGGAGTTAGCTTCAGTTTTATCATCTCTAAAGTCACTTAAAGCTGGGTAAAAAACAGAACAACCACCTTTTGAATTACTAGATAAACCATTACATTTAATTTCTATTATTGTACCTAATAATTTATCTTTATTTTCAGTCACATATGTCATTGTTTTTTCAGTTAAACCTTGAGCATTTGTTATTAATTTACCACAAGAACTCTGACAAGTTATACTAGAAATTACATTTTCATTTTTAGTACCTTTATTACCATAATTAAAACCAATAATTTTTAAATCTAAATTAATCACCAATTTTAATTTTATTTGGTACGTAGGTTTACCGTTTTTCCAACCACCATCTAAACTTTTAATAACTGTACCTTCTTCACCTAATTCTAATAATTCACTAAAATGAGACATAGCTTCACCGTAAGTGGAGACTATTCTATGTTCTATTATTTCAACCTTATCTGTATTTTTTATAACTGATTTTAAACGATTCAATCTATCAATTCTTTTAGTCGTTGATTTAGCTTCAAAATATTCATCAACATCTATAATATCCCAAACTTTTAATTTAATTTTTTCAGTCGCCTCTTCAATAGTCATCTCTTTTTCTTTTAGAAAGTTATCATATTTCTTTTTGTTTTCAGAATCGGTTCTAGTCGCTAATTTTAAATTATAATCAATTATTGATGCAATAATACCATTAGCAATTAATCTAGGTGTTTTATCCATAATCAATTCACCATTCAAAACACAATCTTCTAATTTTGATAACTGGCTAATCAATTCACATTTACCTAATATAGTAGCTTCACCTTGTCTAGACTCCATTTCAACATCATTACTTCTAATAATAACATTAACATATCTACCATCAGCTTTAACCTCACTTAAAACACTTTTACCACCATTAAACAACGCTTTAGCTTTTTTCTCATCAAAAGGTATACAACCTTGATAAGGTGTATCTTCAATAAGACCCTTGAATACTTTGTTCATAAAAGTGGTCCCCATACCGATTTTACAATCTTTCTCAATGATACGCTCCACTATATAAGCATCGTCAGCTGTCATATGCGATAAAATATCTTTTAATAATAAAGTAGCATCAGAACCAGTAGTAACTCTTAATGATAAACCATCTAATCTACCTAATTGACCTATAAAATCAATACCTTCTGGATATTCTAAAATAGGTGTGTATTCAGGGATTCTTTTGATATAGAATTTTACTCGTTTAGAGTTAGCCATATAAAGGACTTTTTTTAATAACTCATTATCTGAGTATTTTCTAAGAATTTCAATCTTAGCGTTGTTACCGCTTTCAGCAGCAATCTCATCAAAAATTTGTTTGATTGTCATATTAATTATTTAAGATTATTGAGTCACCCACTTTTTTGTTAAGGTATAACTCATGTGTTATCGTATAAACGTATTCACCCTTTTTGGTTTTGATAACCATTTTGTCGTTGGGTAATTTTTTGGTCACTAGACCACGTGTTGGTGGGGTTGGTTCTGCGGTGGCTATAAAGTATACACCAACACCTATCGCTATTAACGCAATTGTAATCATTAAACACCCAACACCAGATTTTTTGTTGTTAGAACTAACAGCAGCTTCAATACCAATTTCAGCTACCCCCGCTATCAATTCACCAATTATTTCGCCAGCCATAATGTTTTTGTTTTAGAGTACAAATATACAACTTATTTTTAATCCTCCAAACTTTTTCCCAATAATTTTTCCAAATGTTCCCACATTGGTTTGGCAGCTATGGGTGTGTTTAAGTACAAAGCACCTTTGAACTCCGCGTATTCCTTGGCATACATGTCAATTTTACCACCGTGTTCGATGTTTGCAATTCTATCAGCCAACTTAAGAATAATCGCATCTGGGTTGCTAGCTGTTTTAGGTAGAGTTTTTTCTTTTTTCTCTTTTCTATTTCTTCCAAGCTCATCAGTAACACAGAAAACCATCTCAGCAACTTCAATACCGAAATGTTTTTTAATGTCGTTGTAGCTTATACCATCGTCCTCGATTGAATCATGCAACCAAGATGCCACGATGTATTTTCCAGAGTAACCAAATCGTTTGATTACATCCACAACATCTTGTAGATGTTTGTGATATGGGAATATTTCATCATAGGATTGGTTGCTATGCGCTTTGATAGCCACCAATTTTGCTTCTTCGTATGTTTTGTCTGTGTAAGTCATTATCTTCGGATTAAAATGTATTTGTGTTTGTTTTCTTTTTGTTTCGGTAGCTCAATTTCGGAACAAGGGTTTTTAGATACCCTATCAAAATCAATCAAAGTCTCAATATCATAATGAGGAATATAATGGTAAATCGACTTTATACCTTCATAGTTATTTTCTTTTTCCATTTTTATCGTATTAAAAGGTATTTATTTTTGTTTGTTTGAGAAGATTTACCACCAATTTCAAACCCATAAATTGTAAATTCAGTTGGTGTATAACAGCCATTGCAATTTTCCCACTCTTCTCTTGTTATTGGTGTGAGTTTAATGTTGTCTAAACTCACAATAGTAGTTGAAGACACAAGCGAACCATCTTTATTAAATTTAAAACCAATAAACCAATCACCACCATCTCGATAGTAATAATATCGATGACCATCATATTTCAATCTTAAAGCGTTGCTTTCACCCATGCTAACAAATTGTGGGTAAATAAAATTTTGTTTTTTCATTTTATCTAATTTAATTTAATAACACAAAGGTACGAATTTATTTTATATAATCCAAATTATTTTTTATTTTATAAAATAAGCGTTTTTTAACAAATTCATGATATTTATAAGTATAACCTTTTAAATGGTTAAAATAATTTTATAAATAACATACATAATATGAAAGACTTTTTAATTAAAAACGCACTACGAAACAATGGTGGTGTTAACGGACACTTTATTAAAAGATTAACAATAGAAGAACAAAATGAAATTTTAAATCTAACTTCTTTCTGTCCAGATAATACTAGTATTCAAATTAGAATTAAATTTATAATAAACGATATTAAAGAATACCCAAAATGTGTTATTTGTGGTAACCAAGTTAGAGAACATAATAAAGATTTACGTCTGTTAAATACTTGTTCAATGAATTGTGACTATCAATATCGTGCTAAACTAACTAAACAATCAAATTTGTTTAAATACGGTGTTGAGTCAACTAATAAATTAGAAACAGTAAAATCAAAAATAAAAAATACTATGATTGAAAATCATGGGGTGGTTTCATATACATTATCTAAAGATTTTAAAATTAAAAGTGATAAAAGTAAAATTGATAAATACGGTAACTCAAATTACGTTAATTCAATTAAAAGCAAAGAAACAAAACTAAAACGTTATGGTGATAAAAATTATAATAACCATGAAAAATATATCGAAACATGTATTGAAAAATATGGTGTTGAACACGTGATGCAATCGAAAGAAATATTTGAAAAACAACAATCAAGTAGTTACGGTTCAAAAAAATATAAACACCTTTATTATAGAGGTTCTTATGAATTATTATTCATTACAGAATATGAAAAAAAATTTCCTATTGAAACTTTGGAAAACTGTTTTGCGGTTAAATATGAACATGAAAACAAAGCTAAGATATACTTTCCAGATTTCTTAATTAAGAACAAAAACATAATAGTTGAAATAAAATCTCCATGGACCTATGATAATAACGGTACAAACGAAGAACTTAGATTTATAAATAATAAAAAATGGGAGGCAGCTAAATCATTAAATGATTATACCTTTCTCCCATTAAAATGTAAAAGTGATATTATGTTATGGTTTGATTTAATCGATAAGAAAATGGTATAGTTTCTTATCGTCATAATTAATAAGATATTCGTTAACTGTCTTAATTTTACCTTCATTAAGTGAAAAAAACATACCACTAAACTGTTTTAAATCATTTTTATCAACAAAATCAAAAACATTCATAGCAAAACGTTTTTTTTCTTGTGGTGTTATATTCTTCGGTTTTAATAAAGATAATTCAACCCATGACTTATTTAATTTATCACGCAAATCGTTATAAGATTTTTCAAGTTGTCTAATTTCAGATTCACGTTCTTTAAACGTTGCGATAAACTCTTCAATTTCATTAGTCTTAATAATACCCATAATATGATGGTTACCCATTTTTCCCTTAAGGTGATGCGCGTGTACATAAGCTGGGTTTTTTATCTTGATACGGTTAAAATTAGCGTCTACAACAACGTAACCTTCTTCTGACCATGGCATACCTTCAAATGCACGTAACAAAGTACCCACATCTTTAGCATTCAAGTCAAATCTTTTAACCAATGGTACTCTTAACGATTCTGCAATCATAGTTAAGTTTTTCCAAGAAACCTCTTGTAATGTAACACGGTTTCTAACAGTTAACAAAGTTGCTGATGATTCTCCGTGTGGTTTTACAACAATATTATATGGAGTTGTTAACTCAAACACATATACATGGTTTTTGTCGAACATACATGTATTCAACGCATATTGTTTTGTTACAGTGTCCCAAAACAATGAGTTAAATGTAGTACCCATTTTGTTGTTAACTTCACCCTCACCCTCAGCTGTACCAGTAGTACCAGCATACCATTCTTTATTTGTCCAGTCCCAATATACTTGTATCATTGAGTTATGAACTAGTATCTCATTAGCAAAAAAATTATTAGTTTTTTTTGTTTGAATATCATATCTTTTAGATTCACAAACGATTGGTTTAATACTCTTTATTTTAACTATTTTCACTTTAATAAATTTATTTGTTCAACAATAAATAATTCCAACTCAATATCATTAAGTGGTTTTATATCCATTTCCCATAAAGTAATAACTTTATAATCATTTTTATACGCAATTTCTAATTTTTTTTCATCTTTCTTCCACAGCGTTTCAGCTAATATATGGTTTTTTGGAAATGGTAATATATCACCAATCTTATATTTTTTTGGGTTAGCATGCCAAAAATCACCATTTACTTCAATAAGTATATTAGTACCATTAATATAATAATCAAATACTTTACCTTTTAATGTAAATTGTGGTTCAAATTTAAGACCAATATCAATTAATATTTTACCAATTCTTTTTTCTAAAATAGAAGAACCACCACTACATAGTCTTTTTATTTGGTTTAGTTTTTGTTCTTCGGTATATGAATACCAACCACTAATTCTTTTCACACCATATTTTGTTAACATTAAATTATTAACATTCTCTTTAAATTTTTCAAGTTTAAAGATATTATCAACATCATAATTATCAATAAAAGTTTTTTTTCTTTTTTTCTTTTATTGACTTATCGTTTGAGACATTATTTACACCAAAACGTTTAAAACATGTAGTTTTATATTTATCTCTAACGGATTTTTGTTTACCAATTTCTGACATGTTCTTTAATCTAACATTATTTAATTTAAACAATAACGACAAACTTTTGTGTGGTATACCATACTCGTTGACTAAAGTTAAAACTGAACCATCATTTTCGTACTTAGATATCAATTCACTAACTAATTTATCAGTTAAATTAAACCTATTCTTAAGTACAAATAACTCCATTTCATCATTATCGTTGAATTCATCTAGGTGAGAATTCCTAATATGTAATTTAAACATCCTATTATTAAAATCACCACCACACTTTTCACATTTTATTTTCATAACTAATATTTTTTTTTTTAAAAAATATCAGTTACTAATGGAAAAGTTAGATGAATATCAAGTTTTTTAAGTGATTAGTAAGAATTCATCATCTTCACTCAATTCATCAACTCTACGGTAACACTCTAAATTAGGTAACCAAACTTTATGGTTACCAGTTAATTTAACGGTAGTTCCATCTTCTAATTCAATTTCGAACCAATTGTTAATATTCTTCTTGACTGAATAATCAACAATCTCGTCATACACTGGTTCATTAGTTTCTAAATCAAATGATAACACTTTACCAAGATACTTAGTCTCACATATCTCACGAATTGTCATTTCACCATCATCAGTTATAAGAATAGTATCCTCATGACAACAACCATCCATTTTCTCTAAAATTTTGGCTGTGCCCCAATCAATTTTATGGGCATTTGATTCGCCTGAATTAAAGAATTTTGTAAAGCCATGCTTAAAACATTCCATGTACCTTTTTCAAGAATAAGACCACGACACTCTTGAACCTCTATGTTCGCCATAAGGGTTGGAGACACTAATTGGTCATATTTCAAAAGAATTTTTGAATCATATACTCGTGTCTTCAATTGAAAATCATTTATAGTTTTTCAATACCGTGTTCCCTTATGTATTTTTGTATTTGTAACATAACTTATAAATTTTTGTGCAAATATATGTGTTTATTTTTTAATGCACAAATATTTTGTTTTAATTAATTTTTATCTTCGTCATCTTCATCGTAATCATCATCTAAATCACCATTTCTAGCTTCATCGATTAAATCATCAATGCCGTCTAGAATGTTTTCATAAGTGTCCGATTCGGCTTTTTTTCTAATAGCCATAATTTCTGGGTCTCTATTCTCTTCCAAAGATTCAATTAATTTTTTCGCAGAATACATGGAAACCAAGTCACCAAATTTTGTGATGTCTTCATCATCAAAACAAATCCCACCTAAAAAAATAATCATACTACCTAATTGAGCAATAATCGGGTCCTCTAATTCGGTACCCTCTTCAACTAAGGCTTTACCCATTTGAACAAATTTTGACGTGAGTTGAAGTCGTCTTTCTGCATTTTTCATATAATAAGTTTTTACAAATATACTAAATAAAACCTTTCACTACAACTATTTTGAATAATAATAATATGGTATTTTAAGCTGAACACAGTACTTTTGACCTATAGCTTCTAAACCGTCAATAAATTCATTATCAATATCCCAAAGAAACTCATCGTAATAAATATCAAAATAAACCATGTAAACACCTCTATCAAAGTAGTTTAGTTCTTTTCTAATCTCATCTAGTTTGAACGTCATACCTAATAATTTGTTATTTTGTAGGTATTCATCAACTTCATCAGTTAAGGTAATAATATCAATATCTAATTCAAAATCTATTCCCATACTCAATAGAGATTCAGACACCATTTGATTGTATCTGCCGAAACTTCCGTTAATAAGAACTTCCATTGGCACCCATTTAACAACGTGTGGTTCATTGTGGTTTATTTCACCAGAATACTTGGCCAAATAGGTATAACCCATATTACCGCTTTTATGAATAGCAAAAACCAACTGTAAATCTGAAATATCTAAACCAGTTTCTTCTTTACACTCCCTTATCGCTGTTATCATAGGGTCGTTGTTGTCTTCTATTTCACCTTTGCCACCGATTAACCCAAAATCATTATGATTATCTTTTCTAGACACCCCAAGTATTAAACCTTCTTCGTTAATCAATACTACTTGTGCTGTTATCATTTTTTTCTATTTTTTTTAGGGGTTAAAGTTCTTTTCCTTTTTTGCCATATTTTAAACTTTGTAGCTAACACATTTTGAGTATAAGTGTTAAGCGGTTCTTCAAAAGTTTCACATTTTTCATATGATTCTTTATATAATAAACGCATAAGATGAATAGCAGATGTTACATCAACGTGATTTATATCGTTTACTATTTTATCAAACCTATTTAATAACCTAGCTGGTTTTCTGGAATCTAAACCCCTTTCATTTATTATATTAACCATGGTTATGGCTGCTGGTGAATCACCAAATGTTCTTTCATCTAATTTCATGTTATATAATTTTAAAATTAATAGATTGATGGATACTGAGCCTATCCTCTTTTATCGCATCTTCAATTGTTTCGTGACCAATGTACCAAAAAGAATCAAATTTACAAAATTTTTCTTTACCCTTTATGTTTCGTTTATAAACCCCATTTGTTTCTGGGAAAATACTGGACTCAATTTTCATTGTAGGGTGTTTTTTAAGTGACCATTTAATTGGAGTTTTCCAAGTTATAAACAAAGTTTTCGTAACCCCATTTATTAATTTAATTCTGTGGAAGTCTGTTGGTTTCCTGAATATTACTGAACCAACACTATGTTTTTTAACCTTTATTTTATCACCATCTAAAAATTCTTCAACATAACCATTTTTAAGGATTACGGATATGAAATAAAAAGGATGGTTATGTAAAAAAGGCGTTTTGTCTTCACTTAAAATTGTGTGAAAACGAACATGTAGTTTTTTATAAGACATCAAAGTCTTTCTAATCATATAATTAGGTAAACTATTATACTCCTTAAGTAACATAACTATTTTTTACAAAGATACGATATGTTTTTAATATATGCAAATAAAAAAGGGTCTTTATGACCCCTTTTTTATTTCTGTTACTTTACCTTTGATTGCAAAGTTTTTTATTTTTCTCCAGTTTGTTATTAAATTTGAATCTTTTGGTTTACCACCGTCTGGGTTTATAGCAATTGTAATATGAGGAATTGCGTTGGCTGATGGATAACCTTCAACCCTTACAGCCATAGCCATATCACTAAGGCCTATCGCTTCAACATACAATGTCACTTCTTTACCCAAGTCTTCTTGGTTTGGTACTGGTTTCCCAAACACAATTGTCATGTGGTGAGCAATGATTTTCCAACCATCTGGTATAACATCTTCAACTCTAGATAACAAAGCACTTCTAGACCCTTCGTCCAACACTACAGCTGAATACAACACATCAGATTGTTTATACACGTCTTTAGAACCCAAAACACTTTTAAGCGTCAACGGTCCTTGTGCTGTGTGACTAGCAATCATCATCTCTATTTTATCCAAAGGTACACCATGAGTGTTTCTTTTAGCTAATTCAGCGGCTTCTAACCCAGCAGTTCCAATATCAACAAATTTAATGTTATTATCAGAATAACCCAATTCCAAGGCCGCAACAACATAAGCTTTTGCCTCATTTTGTTTTATGTTTGTATTATCAATAATTACTGGTGTTACACCAGATTTCATAGAAGAAATAGCATTTTTTAAATTAGTTGAGTGTACTCTACTTAAAGGTGTAAAATCTTTTGAAGCTATCATTTTTTTAAAAAACTCATTATAGTCACCTTGAGCTTCTATCACGTCATCAGTTGAATGAATAACACCATCAGTACCTGCCAATTCTTTTGCTTTGGTTGATTTACCAGAACCTAGTTACGGTACCCCTCTCATGATAATCAATATCTGAGAGGGGCGAGTAATTTTTACGTTTAGAGAATTCACTTCTGAGCCTTCTCTTAATATTTTTCTTATTTCTTTTTTCATGGTGCAAATATACTATTTATTTTTTAATTGCAAATTATTTTTAACTTTTTTGTATAATAATTTTTTAGCGTTTGGTGTCAATGAAAAGTTGGGGATTTCTTTCTCACACCATCTAAGATAGTTTGGGGTTGATTCCGCAATATCACCAACAGTTTTACCCTTGTTTTTACCAAAGGTTATAACATCATCAACATCCAATGGTTTATATGTTTTAGTTGGTTTAGATTTCTTTTTTTCTTCAGTCAACATTGGTTTAGAACCTTTTAAATCAACCATGTGTAACATTATCTTAGCTTCGTCTTTGGCGTCGGCCCCAGCCCTATGTTCTTCAACATATATCTCACCATTCTTCATAAAGAATTGATTGTATATTTCTTCAACCGAAGGTTTTTTGGTTTTTCCGTTCTTGTCTTTGTATTCTGAGTATTGTGTGGCAGTTTGCATAAGACACTTTACATCACTCATTTTAAACCCAGCAGCGTTTAAAAATCTAAGGTCAAATGATTTGTTGTATGCTGTCATTTTATATTTGTCAAACAACGATTGTATTTCTTCTTTATATTCATCCAAAGATTTGGCTTTTTCAACGTCTTCAACTGTAAGTGTTGTGTTTTGGAATATCCAAGAGTTCTTATGTCTTTTTGAATTAAATTTATCGTGCTTAATCACATTATCAAATACTAATTCTATTTCTTTTGTTACGGTATCTACTAGCGCTATACCTATTTCTACTATAGCGTCTGATTGTGCGTAAAAACCTGTTGTTTCAATGTCTACTACTAATAATTTCATATTTTTGTGTTAAAAACAAATATACTAAGAAAAATTTAAACTGTAAATATTTTATTTGTAATATGCGTCAAAACCATCCCATGTTATCCCATAATCAATAAGCACGATAGTATCTTCACCGTTTCTTTTCACAAGACCATATGAATTTAATCTCTTTAAATCACCAACTGGTGTATCATAACCACCCATAAATGTGAATATATCATATATAAATTCGTTTTCCCACATGGCATCATATTTTTCTTGGTCCAAATCTGAACGACCCCAACCTATACGAGCTTTTTGTGGGTTTACAGCTTCAAAGTATTTATCTAAACCATCACAATAATCATTAAAACTAACACCAACAACTTTTTCAAATATCTTAGGTGTTACCTTTCTAGCCAACTCCATCTCAACCCACAAGTTCTTATTATCATAAGCAAAAACTTGAGCCGTTATGTCTTTTATGTCATGATAGTTTGAATACTCCGCTTCAATTTCATTTTGATTAAGACCTTTTTCATTTTTAGCTATTTTAAGTACTTTGGTATCATCAACCATATATACAATTCTGGAGGACCCAGAAGAGATTCTCTTTAATCGTTCTTGACAATATTGAATACGTTTGTTAAAGCTGGTTAGCTTAGAAAATTCCTCCAAATCAAAATTGGACGGGTAATCCTCTTCTAAGTAAGATTCGATTACCTCGTACACTAAATTTTCTGATAATTTTTGTTTAATAAAATCTTTCATTACCGATATTTTTAAATAAATATCTGAAAATAATGAATAAGACGTAGAAGAGAGCAAGGGAATCGAACCCTTACCGCTGTTACACGGAACACCTTAGCAGGGTGTCACCACAAACCAATATTAGACTGCTCTCCATAAATAAAATAACAATCCCACCCTTGGGTCGTGACGGGCTACAAAGGGATTAGTGGAATTCCGTGTGTAAGTCACCACTGTACCAGTCCGTATCTACCTTGAATTTAATCAGTCACTGTTGGGAGGCTACCCCTATCAACACACCTAGTTTCTTTTCAGGAATATCTTGAAGGTGAAACAAACCTTGATTGCTATTTTATTTGTACCCCTACCAAGATTTGAACTTGGACTATAAATTTAGAAGATTTATGTGCTAATCCATTACACCATAGAGGCAATTATTACTTGTGTTGTAACCCTAACAGGATTTGAACCTGTATTTTCGGTTTCGTAGACCGAGGTCCTATCCAATTGAACGATAAGGCCAGTTAATAGTAGCGCAAACAGGACTCGAACCTGTGTCTCTGCCTTATGAGAGCAACGTAAGTAACCAACTCTACCATTGCGCTATTTTAATTTATTTTTGCTCCCCATGGTGGTACTGACCCACCTTCCTCAAATTAACAGTTTGAAGCATCACCTTAATGCTTATGGAGAATTTATTACCAGCCAAATCTATACCTAAAACACCACATTTGGCTGATGTTGTGGCCACGACAGGACTCGAACCTGCAACCTTCTCGTTATGAGCGAGCTTCTCTAACCAATTGAGATACGTGGCCTTATATTTGTTGGGTAGGAGGGATTCGAACCCACGTTTTCAACACCGCTACAAGTTATCCATCTTATCAGGATGGTCTGCGTACTACCCATAATTTTGCACTCCACTCAGGATTCGAACCTGAAACCTTGGATTTGGAGTCCAAGATGATAGCCATTTCACCAGCGAAGTATAAGAGGGTGTTGCAGGGACTCGAACCCAATCCTCCCGATTCACAGTCGGGCACATTTTTCCATTTATGCTAACAACACCATGTTTAATTTACAATTACCGCATTTTTTCGGCGATTATCGCCGTTATTCACCGCATGTGTAAATTTTTGCGGAATAGACAGGATTCGAACCTGCAACCCGAATTCACGGGACACCCTTTTCACAAGGGTCGCATTTAGCCACTCTGCCAACAGCTTTGAAGAGAGGGTGGGACTCGAACCCACACACCTCTGGGGCCTACTATTTTCAAGACAGCTGAGCTTATTCCGACTGCTCTTACCTCTCCATTTTTATAAACCTCGATAATATTTACTTCTAGGTCTACCTTCTTTTTTATTAGCACCTTTATATGTTGATGTTAGACTATGACAATTTGGGCATAATAATTTTAAATTTTCAACTTTATTATTAGTAAAATCACCATCAATATGTTCTAACTCAATTGGTATTGAATTTGTGTGTTTATTTCTTTCACACCAACCACATTCCATACATTTTTCACCGTTAATTTTAATTAAATACCATTTAATCCATTTCGCTGTCGCTGTTTTACCTCGCATACCATCATTTTCACCTTCAAGCCATAAATTAACTTTTTCCATACGTTGGTAATCTTGTTGACATTGATATGAACAATATTTTAACCCTTCTTTGATTTCTAAATCACAATTTTTACAATTACACATAATTTCTCTTTATATATAAATATGTAGTGATTTTAAAAACTACTGTATTTTTTCAAAGACCGCTTGACGACCAACTGTCCACTATTCCTTTTATTCGTCCGTTTTAATATCTACAAATATTACGGTGAACCCACCTTCTTTTTGAAATTTTAGCTCTCCGTGATATCCACTGGCATCTGCTATTTTTCTGTACTTGTCAACTATTAGGTTAAAGTCTTTAACTAAGTCAACACTTTTTTCTGTCCCTAATTTTCTTACTAATTCACCCATGGTCTTAAAATAAAAAAAACCCGACTCTTTTGAAGTCGGGTTGTATTGTTATCTTTTGAATTCTTACTAGAACTCTATGATGTCACAATTAGACATACCCGACACTTGGTGACTATTGCGTCTCCAATTCGAAATCGAAATTATATGTATGTTAATTGTTCTCATTTTGTATTTATTTTTTATGTTATTTTTAAATTCTTTGCAAATATACTAACTCTTTTTATACGAGTCAAGTTTTTTTTGCGTTTTTT